TATCAGAATAAATAAACTCTCTAATTGCTTTGCCATTTTTTTGAACAAAACCTGTAGCTTGATCAAACATTTTAGGAGCTGTTCTAGATATTCCATAAGGTGTTTGTTTTTTAACAGCTACATTAGCTGGAGTTATAGTATTATCATTAGCTGTTGGAACATAATATTCTCCACCATCAGTAAATACTTGTAAGTCTTTTCCTGAAATCATATGTCTAACTTCATTAACTTGATCACCAGAAATATCTAAATCTATTGCATCAGAAGATGCTGCAACATCTACATCAAAGTTTGTGTATTCAGAAATCTTAGATGCAAGTACAGATGCAGGTCTAGAAAACAAACCACCAAACCATAATCTATTATTATGAAATGTAACTGCTTGAGGATAACCTCTTAAATCTGACATAGATTGTTCATCCCAATCTGCTGTAGCAGTAGTGTTTGTTAATGTTTCATTAACTGTAGCTGTAACAGTTGTTGCGTTTGTATAACCAGTTATGGTCATAGTCTTTTTGTTTTTTCTAATATTTAATCCTACCCAAGATGCCGAAAAAGTATTTGCACTAGCAGTAACTGTAACTGAACCTGTTGTTCCACTTGTACTAATTGTTGTACTAGAAACTTCATATTTAAAATATGGTTGGTATATAGGATAACCAGAAGAATGAGTTGCAAAGCTAAATGTACTAACTGTAAAATTAGTTGCTGAATTTCTAAATATTTTTCTTATAGCATTGTTTCTATGAGTTACATAAATAGTATCTCCAAATTGTGCAAAATTTAATTCAAATAATTGAGCTGTAGTCCAATTACAATTTGTTGTGTAATTACTTGTTAGAGCTGTACCACTAACATTATACACATCCATTCTATTGTTAGATAATACAATTATAGCTACTTCATCGTCAGAAAATATAAATGGAAGTATTCTACATTCTGCAGGAAGTGATGCTAAATAAGAAGTACCTGGTCTTCTCATTATTCCTCCTTCTGCAAGTAATGCAAAATTTTTACATTCTTTAGCACCCTGAAAATATGAAGGCACATCTGTTCTTTGAGCTAATAAAGGATTTAATTCACCTGAAGAAAAATTAGTAATGACCGTTCTTAATGTTCTGCCCATTATCCATCCGTTCTTGTAGAATTTCTCATATTAATAAATCTACTTGTGTCTAATACTTTTGTAGTTGTTTCAGCAGAGTCTATGTTTTTAGCTACAAGAAATTGTCTTTCAGCTAATTCTTTAAATTGTCTAATCATTGCTGAATCTCTAGCAACAGAACCTGCAAATACAGAAGCTAATTCATATTCTAATGCTAATCTAAAATGAGGTGGAAAATAGTCTTCATCTACTTTGTAGATATAATCCATTACTAATGTACTATTTGAACCATAGCTATTTACATAAATGTAATTTTGGTATCTTGAATAAGGAATAACGTAATCGTTTACTGTTATTGAAATAATTTGTAATACTTCAGGACTTGTTGGCATTTGATATGCATAATCATATCTTCCTGTTGGTGTATTAGTTAATAAGTTTAATGATTGTTGTGTTGTAGCAAATCTCCATCTATGTCTTGTAAGAGATGCTTCACATACATCTGTATAAACATTAGATGCAACTAATGCTTCAGTACTTCCATCTGAAAAGGATGATATTGGTTGTGCACCTATCATCACTAAAGCTCTTGCACATATGTCTATACTTGTTGTTGCCATAATAAAAAAAATATCTAGGGGGAAGTACCTCTCGGCAAGATCCCCCTAAATTAGAATTAGCTTATGCTAATTTTGAAGTAGTAACAGTTGTTGCACCAGTTGCTGAAGTAACCACGATTAAATCAGACTCCATAGTGCCACCTACACCAGCTGCAACAAGGATCATATCACCTTGTTTAAGCTCTGCGTAAGCTGAATTGAAGTAACCACTACCTACTATAGATGAAGTCGCATCTCCGTCAGTATAAAACCAAAGAGAGTTGCCACTCATCTGAGCTACCTTTTTGATAGGATTGTCAGTTGCGTATGCCATGTTATTATATCTCCTTAATTATTATTCTGCACAAAGTTGAACTCTAGCAGCATCACCATCGATTTGTACTGCACCTAAAGATAACATTGAAGTTATTAGGTGAGATACTTTCTCAGGGATGTAGTTAACTTCTGTTCTAACATCTGATCCAATTCCACAGCCAATAGCTGATTTGTGGAAGCATAATGTTTTTCTGTCAGAAGATGGTTTTGATAAACCAGAGTGTACGAAGAATAAGAAACCCATCCATCTTTTAGCAGTCATGCCAGAAGGGAATGGAAGATCTTGTGGGCCAACGTATTCTACTCTAGAGAATTGATCAATTGATAAAAGATCAGACCATTGTTTAGGCCCAACAACCCAGTATCTTTGATTATCATCAGGAACATCGTTGGAATTGAAAATTTCCATCATGTTCTTTGCTTTAATCAATGACATACCAGTTGCTGAACTGTTTACGTTATTTGCGATAGAAGTTGAGTTATCTAAAACATCTACAAGCACTTGGTCAGTTTTTCTACCTAGTGCATAAGCTGCTGAAGAAGCTACAACTTGTCTTTCGTCAATGTTTACCTTTAACTCGTCTAACTTGTCAACGTAGTCAGCTGCATAGTAATCAGTTAAAGTTGCAGACACATTGCTGTGAGAAAGATCCATAGCAACTACTTCAGCATGTCTTGCTTTAGTATTTGCAGATCCTTTTGCTACTTTTTGAAACTTAACAGTAGATCCATTGACACCGTTAACTGTTCTAACAAGGTTCTTTAATTTGCTTCCCATTCTTTGGTAAGCCATATGAACTTCTGCTTCGAACTGAGTTATAAAGGCATTAGTTATTGATGTTGCCATTATTGTGTCCTTTGTTTGTTAATGTTAATGTACCGATTATCTTTTTAATGCAGGGGATTGTTATCCAATTAAGGGCAATCATTGAACATTCTAAAGGTCTTGTTTTTAGAAATATTCTAAATAAGTATTAGTTGGCAACGCACATTAAATCCAATATTTAGGAATAGTGATTACTTCTCCGTATTCGATCTCACCATTGTCATCTTCTGAGTAAGTACCAAACAAAGTAATATAAGCATCTGTTTCTTTGTAGATCCAAAATTCACCTGTTGTGCAAGTCGCAGGTTTAGCAGCTTCCATTTGTTTTAAAGATAGCCAACCTGTTTGACTTACACAATCAAGCCATTTAAGAGGCTTTTTTAACCTCTTATATTTTTGATTAACTTTGTCCTTTATAGGCTTTTTCATACAACTCCGTTACTCGTCTTACATAACCTGGATCTCGTCTATTACTATCCCAGTATCGAGGATCATTTAACATTGCTTTTAAATCCTCTTGAGTTGCTTGAGCATCTACAGCTGTATTTGAAGTAGGCATATTAGAGTCTTTATTAAGCTTCATAAGTTCTTCAACAACTTTAACACCTTCGGCAGTTGAAGCTAAATTAGCAATTGTATTATAACCTTCTGGACTTAAATGTTTTTTAGACCACATAGATGCAGCTTCTATTCTTTCTTTACCTGCATCACCTAATTTCTGAGTTTCAATTTGAGGATTAGGAATATTTGCTAAAGCATTATCTACAAAAGCTTTTACACCACTATCGTATTGTTCTTGTGATAGACCTGCATCTTTTGCAGTTTTATCCCACCATTGTACGATAGGCATATCTTTGTTTATGTTTAAATTAACTTTATCATCTAATTCAGGAACATTAAGTTTATAACTTTCAGGAACATTCTTTAACTTTTCAGCTTCAAGATCTGTTCTAATTTGTTTAGTTAAATCTTCTGTTCTTGATCCTAATTTAGATTCAAGTGAATTATAACTTGATGCTAAATTTTCTATGTTAACTTGTTTAGTTGTTTCATCCCAAAACTTATCCTGCACATATTCAGGTTTCGTTGCTTCAGAAGGTTGTTCTGTAGCGATTGGTGCTGAAACTTCAGCATTATCATCTGCCATCTTGTTCTCCTTTTTTGGTTCTTGTTTTGATTATACCAACTAAAAATCTCATACCTTCAATATGAAATAATTGATTGCTAGTAACATTAGGCCCTGCAACAGCTTCTGTTGTAATTGATTGCAGGTATTCTAATACCTTTTTTCCTTCATCACCTTTAAACACATTTGCGAAATGTTTATTTAAAATCTGTTCGTCTTTTTCAGATCTTACATAACCATCGACACTTGCTGCTATTTTAGGTTTTTCTTTTTTTAGTGCATCCCATGTCATTCTATGCTCCTGGTGGAGCTTCTCCTCCTTCTGTTGGTTGTTCTGCTTGTTGAGCTAATTGGCTAATTTGATCTACCATAGCTTTTTGCTCTTGTTCACTTCTAATAAGTTTTTCAGGTAGGTTCATTTTTTCTGCTAAATATTTTGCAGTTTCATTTTGGTTAACAATGACATTAATCATTTGTGGGCCAAACGTACCTGCAATTATTTCATTGAACCTAGTTACATCTGCAACATCTTGTAAATGTTGAGCTTGTGCTAGAGGTGAACGTGGTGCTATTTTTACTTCCCTACCATTTACTTTAGGGATTTCTATTCTACCTTGTTTAGATAAAATTCTAATAATTCT